GTTTTGACGTTTTTGCTCAAGTCAGACAAAGGCAGGGACTTTTCTTGAATTGTGCGCCCAAAGCTCCTCAACCCAGTTTGGGACATAAACAAAACGTCGGTCCCTATGCCCTGTACAGAGTTTCTGTCAATGCAGCCAACTCCTGATATGGTGTCAATCAGGGCCATATTAGCTGGGCTAAAAGCGTTGCCGTACACAAGAACGCTATGGCTACCAAAGATTATCAGGGCATTGTTGTGTGCATACAGTGCCTGTATTTCATCATAACCATCAGGCCAAGCCTTCGATACGTCTATAGAACCGCTAGAACCGCCAGTAAAGTCGTTACCAATCAGAAGATCAGACCAGAAGATAGTCTGTTTGTCTGTGTTGTTATCAGCAATCCACATTCTGCCGTAGGCAGCAATAGCCTCATTGCATTTGAGCGCAGCATTAGTAGATGCGCTGTTTACAACTGTGAAGGTCCGTAAGCCATTGGTATTATCGTAAACCAAAGGGTCAAGGTTTCTTTGGAAAAAGTATGCTTTATCATTAAAGTTTACAATCTTCCAGTTGTCGGCCGTAATGCTGTATGACCCTGGAGTAATATCCGTGAGAGTATCGTCAGTAGTTGAAGTGGTTGTTGTTTTAAATATCTTGTTATTTCCTGTAACAAATATCTCATCGTTGTTTGCATTGTCATAAAAGTAATGAAGCCTAGTAACGTAGTCAGAACCCAATGGAGTCTTCACAGTTGTTAATAACTTCACGCCTTTGCGGGCAGCGATACGTCCACGCTTGTCAATTACTGCGTTATCGGCAACATCCGCAAAAGAAAAATCCTGCCCAATCGGGGAGTCTTCTGTGTTGACCCCTTTAAACCCAGGGGCAACTAAATTAATGCTTTGTAATGGCTGAGCCATACACCAATATCCTCAAGGGACGTAGAAAATGGTTTCTTCTGGGTGCTTTTGTGCATCCAGAGCAATCGCATCAGACAAATACCTATCAGCAATACCAAAGTATTCAGGTGCTGATGTACCACCTGTCTCGCCACGCTCACGAGCCAATAAAGCAATAGCCGTATGAATTACTGGCTGTGCTGGTATTAACATATTGTCAGTGTCTGCGGTGAGGTCATCGTTACGCAGAGTACAGTTAAAACGTAGGGTATATACACCATCTGGCTTGGGATATACGTCAACCTGAGTATCGCCATTAGAATCTACGCCGTTAAATGTGTAGTCAACAGGAGATCCTGATGCAGGTGTGTTAAGCAAGTACTTATCGTCAAAGTAAACCTGAGTTTGATATTGCAAAGTTGCATTTGAGGTGTCATTCAAAGCATTAAGTACTTTGACCTTATTTTGTGAACCTGTAAGAACATAATTAAAAACATCAGCAGAAGTGGTTACTGTAAGAGTGGTTCTAAGAGCAGACCAATCCCATGCAGCCTCCACCAGCTTTTTGGCGTCATTAACAAAATCACCGGACATCTTGCTATAGGTATTACTTGAGACAGTGGTTACTTCGTCTTCTCGCAATCTACGCAGCACATTGTTTACTAAGTCTAGGTATGTCACTGTTGTTGTCCTTTGTTTATATACTTGCCAAATAATCCACGAGTAGTTTTAAGATTATTTTCTTGTTCTGGAAAAACATCAGGAGTTGGCTTTGGAACGGGTGTGCCATCAATATTTAAAGTACCAGTTACACCAAAAAATTGATTAAACCTGTCAGCCATAGTATCTAACGCTGTTGAAAGACGTTGAGCAACGTACCCCCCGCGATCCTGATCAGGCGCACCCTTAAAGTATCCATCTGTCCAGTTAATACCTTCGCCAGCAGCCTCTTTTTCTTTGTAATATTCTTTATAGCTTGGCCCTTCCTCCAGAACATTACGATCTCCAGCAAGATGGGCGTTGATTTGACTAATGTCGTATCCATGTCGATACATATCTTCAATAGCATTGTTACGCTCATACATATTGCGTTGATAGTCCCTATCCGCGAACTGCGCTGATCGCTCATAAAATCCTACGTCATCAAACTTTCCTTCTCGACGCCTTTTTAATCTATCAGTCATAGCGCCCAACCAACGATCAGAGGGTCCACCACCAAACATAGGAGAAGATTCTTGTCTTGATTCGGCCCCAAATAACTTATCCCATGTGCCGCTATAATCTTTGCTGCTATCAAACACAACGCTAGACATAAAGTCTTGTTGTTCTTTAATAGCAGCTTCCTTCATAGCCCGTTCTTCTGGGCTTCCCATGACAACTGTACGGTCAGTGCCCGGAATGTTTCTTACAAAACCTACGCCCGGAACATAATTCATAGAAGCCATTAGATTTTGCCCTCAAACAAACCAGGAGAATTTCCAAGATTTCTGTTCAAAAAATCATCTAACTGTTGTTTTGCGGTTATATCAGCAACAAAATCTTTTTTAGGAACAGCAACAAGAGAAGGCTGCTCTATAGGAACATAAGAAAGACCGCGCATAAACGGATCAAAGTTTCCTTGACCACCGCCACCACCGCCACCACCGCCACCATCTGTACTTCCGGGTGGATCTTGAGGATCAACTTCTTCATTAGGATCAGGACCAATAGTCCCACCGGGAATGTCAGGGTCTTCATCGTCATCGTCAGGTGGTCCACCGGGAATAATCAGGTCCCTATCAATGGACCTAATATTAGTACCACCAAGCAAATCATCATCATCATTTAAATCATCAAAAGCCAAACTTCCGTCTACAAATAAATCACCTCGATCTGGGCGTTCAGCAATGTCGTCACCTTGTTTAGGTTTTGGGCCTTCCTCTTCATCGTCTGGTGGCCCACCGGGAATTAAAGTTCCATCATCAGGGTCAAAGAACCCAGTGACCGTATCGTAAACACCGACAAGAATAGAACCCCCAAGCACGTTCCCAAAAATACCTCGGACCCAATCTTCAAAACCACCGAAAGTACCTCCAAAGGGGTCATCACTTGTTCCATCAAAAATGTCGTTAAAGACGCCTTGAATCCACTCACCAGCACTATCAATAGCACCTTCGATTGTTCCTAGAGGATCGTTTTTAAGATCGTCAATAAAATCGCCTACAGTGCCGCCTATCTTATCAACCATATCTTGGATATCTTTGATTGTGATATCAATAATACCCGGAGGTAGCGGAACACCCGGAATAACAAAAGGACCAAAGACGTTACTGTTTTCCCAATCACCAAAAATAACTTCAACACCTACCTGACCTTGTTTTAGTTGGTCTTCTATATCAGGCATTGTGTCAAGTATTCTTTTTAAAACTTCAGCAGGATCTTCACCGATATCTTCGATAAAGTCTCGCATACTGTCAGGCATTTGATCTAAGATGCTCTGAAAGAAACCACCATCTACATCTTCTGTTAAAGGTCTAGGCACAGTTTCGTAGTAGTAGTCCTCAAACCCTTCGACACCCATCAGATCACTAACGTCTACTGCCTCTAGATCCGACAGTTGAGCTTCACCTGCCATGTACTGACCTAAAACACGTAAAAACTCTGAAGCTGCGTCTTTTGTTTCATCGTTTTTAAATAAATCACCAAACTGACCAATGAAGTCTCTGAAGAACTCCATTTCTGCAAGTTCATCACGAATAAGATCGCTAGGAATTTGAGTAGTTCCTCTATCAGTTACAGAATAAGTAGTTCCTCGGGGGCTAGGAACAAACAAGTCATCAAAAGGATTATCAAGAAAATCATCAGCCATTATTGTTTACCCCCTTTTAGCTTCATGAGCTTGTCAGCACCACGGATTCCAAATGACGCAGATACTGCCAAAAATAGTAGATACTGATACCAATCTGGCAAAGAATCCAAAGCAGAAAAACTGTCAGAAACGCGGTCAAGAATAGCGGGATCATCAACAATAATGCTGTAACCCAGACAGAAGAGCGGGACGGCAAGTACGATAGTCCAGAACTCATCCTTCCAGCTAGATGCTGAAGCCGCAGCCATCTTTGATTCCCAATCAGCATCATTTTGTATCACCTGCAATTTAGCCTGATGTTTGGCCTGTGCCTGCTCGTGCTTGTTGCTGAGATAACCAGAAGCTAGGTTAGCTATTGGTGCTATCAATGCCTGCAACATTATGCCTTACCTCGCCCACATAACCGCTGTACAGTGTCTGTTTCCCAAATACGGATAGACATCCAGACAATCGTTACTAACGCGCTCAAAGCCGGTAACACGCCCGTAAGGGCACCAACACCCGTTGCAACAGATACAGTATCTGCTACTTGTTTCAATCCCTCATCAGCCATCAGTTGCACACCAACACCAGCTCGCCATCTTCATTTGTTGTTGCCTGACATACACGCGGGACATCATCAATAATCTGCTCAATGGAAGTGGTGTAATTTTCCCAAACCCCCTCAAGCAATGAGTTATTCCCAGTATCCAAATCTAAAATTGCATCAAACGCATCAAGAGACACATTTGTTACCCCAGCGATCCCAGTGTTACCCATCTCCACAACACTGGTAACACTTGTGTTACCTAAATTCACAAGTCCATTTATTCCAGCCGTAGAAATATCTACATTTGCATTAAATCCTGCTGTTCCTAAATCAACATTTGAGTCAAATCCAGCTATGCCTAGATCGACTGCACCTGTAATTCCTGCTGTTCCAAGAGTAACCATTCCGTCAATAAAATCTGAATAGTCGGGAGTAGATCCTGCCGCATCAATACCAGCAACCCCTAAATCAACAGTTCCTTGATTCATGTCGGCAAATGCCCCATATAATGCAGCATTGCTCTGAGATGTTGCTTGTACCCTTGCTAAGGAGACATCTGCGTTATATTTTGCAATACTCTTTGACGCATCAGATTGCACCCATGCCATGCCTAGTGAAGTGATCGGTGCCGCCAAAATACTGGCCCATTGAATGCTTTGAGACTGCTGTGGCACTGGCGCAATAGTTGGTGTCTTAGTAAGGGCCAAAGCCATTACGGCTGCACTAGCCGCCTGCCCATCTCCAGAAGAGGCAATCTTCGCCAAAGCATCAAACTTGGCCTGAGAAGCCGCCGCATTGGCATTTGCCGCCGCTGTCACAGCTTCGTAGTATTCAGTTGTTGCAGAAGCACAGCCACCCAAAAAAAGACACAGCACAAGACTAAGTTTCTTCACAATCCACTCCTAATAATTGATACAGCAAAATATATGACACCGCCCATTACCGCTAAACCCAATATAATAATTACACCATCTAGCAACATTCGCTGTCGTTTCCTTTGCCGATATATAGCATCTTCTCTTTGCGCCTTTATTTTCCTACGGAGCAATATCATCTCTTGATAGGTTTCAACACCATAACTCCAGACAATCAACTCTCGTATTTGTTTTTCCTGCTCCTCTAGCTTTTTCTTCGCAATAACAGAATTAAGTGCCTGCTGTTCAACTGTATTGCCATCAAATAACTTCTTAAATATCCCTGGGCTTTCTGATTCCTTTTCTATCTGCTTTAAATCTGCCGCAAAGCTATACCACTGCCCCAGTTTTTGAGCGACATTCTCAATCTCTGCGCCTTGATTCACCAGCGTCTGTATACCCTTGAAGGTAGTAGACGCCATAGCAATTAAAGATAAAGGATCCATTCATTGGATTACCAAGAAACGCCTGAGCCAGTGGTAGGGGTCTTTGATTCCGTTATCTGTGCATCAATGGAGGTTTCGATCGCTGTAACCTGATCCGCACCAATCGCGGCCTTGGCCCAGCCCACTGCCGTAGATTCGGTAATATCATTCCACTCAACAAACGATTCTCCGGGAGCTTCAAGCCCCACAGAGCCATAGCGTGATCCAGTGTGGTCGCCATCAGCTTTCATGCAACGCCAGTGCAGTTGCGTAACTACGTTAGTTTTGCCGCCCGACGAAACGTCATAGTCCATTGCGGCTATAGTCCATGTGTGTGCCATCTCATGCTCCTTTCAATGCCGCTACTTCGGCTTTCAAATCTTGAATTTCTTTGATCATCATTGGGACCAACTTGCTGTAGTCTACCTCCCACATATCATCATCAGTTTCTCCTTGATGAACTACCTCGGGAGCCACACTAACAAGCTCTTGTGCAATCATGCCATATGGTTGGTGAGTACCATCAGACTTCCAATCAAATGAGCGCACCCTAATGCCATCAATATTTCCTGCTGGCGCATCAACGATGTTTTCTTTGAGACGAACATCTGAGGATGTGTTGTATGCAGTAGCAGAGGTGTCAGATGTTATAGATCCAACCACTGACTCATTTCTAAAAAAGCGAATTTGGAGTCTTGAGGAAGTGTCTCCGGTGGTTTGATTGAGCCGTAATGGCCCCTCTGCGGCGGCAGAATTAATATAAAGAGTTCCGGTGGAAGGCGTAAATCCCATGTCAAACGAATTACTAGTGGTAGGCGTTCCTGTTCTGTTTACTAAAAAATCACCGCCACCAGTAATTCGGGCACGCTCCACAGGCGCGGCATCAGATCCCGAATCAGTTGCAAAAGCTAAAACTGCAACACTAGTACCTGATCGCCAAGCGCCAATTTCCATTGTGCTTGAGCCTTCGTTACTTAAATACAACCCAGTTTCCGTGTAGTCCTGAACTGCTGAAGTAAAAACGCAAGAACTGGCTAAAATCTGACCATTGCTTTGAATAGACAACCTGTTGGTGCCTGCGGCATAAAATCTCATTTTATCATTGGCGTTTTCATACTCTATGCGGCCACGCGAATCGCTGTCAGTGTCACCAAAAAATATAGAAGGCGTGCCGCTAGTGCTTGAAACAAGTGAGGCTACAGGGCTAGCACTTGTGTCTTCAATGTCTAATAGCCTGCTAGGACTGCAGCCAATCCCCACGTTACCGGACTCATCGATCCTCATGGCCTCTGCAACGCCAGCACCGCTATTTGCGGCAGTGTTGAAAGTAATCTCGCCGCCACCACCCGAACCTGCGTAGACCACCTCCATTGAGGCCGTAACCCCTGCGCCGGCACTGGAGTCGCTAGCAAAAAACTCAATGCCACCTTGTTGATTTGCGGCGGTTGCTGTTGTGTCTGTATCTGTGATTCTAAGGTAGTTAGCTTTTGCGCCAGCGTTGTTGTTGCCTGACAGCTCTAGCTTCCTGTTGACGGTTGTAGTGCCAATGCCAACCCTGTCATTGCTTGCATCAACAACCAAAGTATCAGTATCAACTGTAAGAGTGGTTGGGTTAGTCCCTACCTCAATTACATTGCCGCTTGCATCTTCTGAATAAAGGCGCTTATTAGTGAGATCCAGCGCCGGTTCGCCCTGAACAAGATCACTTGCCGCTGGTGCGCCTGAACCGTTCTTTAACTTGATCGTTGTCATTAATAAGTACCTCCGTCAACAGTTGACAGTGTTGTAGAAATAGATGTTGTTCCTGAGCCAGTAACTGCCCCAGACAAAGTAATAGTTTGATTGGCAGTTAAAACAGTTGCCCACTGTGTATTAAAATCAGTGCCGTCTATTTTGACTAATGCTTGCCCTGTAGAGCCTCCAGCAGCAACACCGGCACCTGTAGCGCCCGTGGCTCCCGTAGCACCTGTCGCGCCCGTAGCGCCAGTGGCCCCTGTATCGCCTTTGGGAATAGAAAAATTAAACGTAGCAGCACTAGAGCTGCCTGCATTGGTCACAGTTGCAGAGCTTCCTGCCGACCCTGTAGTAACCGTTCCTACTGCAATAGTAGCCGCCGCACCATCGGCACCATCAGAGCCATTTGCTCCAGCAGCACCTGTAGCACCAGTTGGGCCTTGTGCGCCTGTAGCACCTTGTGCGCCAGTAGCGCCAGTTGCACCAGTAGCGCCAGTTGCGCCCGTAGCTCCGGTAGCCCCCGTAGGAAGACCAAATGATATAACCTTTGTTGAACTGTCATAGGATGCAGTTGCAGAGGCTCCTACAGATAACGTAGAAGCAGAAACTCCCAAACTGCTGTTAAAAGTTGTGGCTTCATTCGCAGCCGCAGTTGCACTAGCCGCCGCCGCAGTAGCACTAGCAGCAGCTTCATTTGCTTTTGTAGTAGCAGTCTGGGCGTCAGTGTTTACTTGGGACGCAAACGCATCCGTAGAAGCATCACCTGACCCACCAGTACCGCGAAAGATTGGCATAAACTACTCCAAAAAACACGAAGCAAAAGGAAAGGGGGCCGAAGCCCCCGTCTTAATTAGGCAGATGGTACTGCAAGTACAAAGCCAGCCTCTGGACGATACACCTGGACACCATAAAGGGTATCTGCGGTGTACAGCGTAGAGAGGTATTCTTGCTTGTACTGAGTTTGTGACCGAACGGCCATTTGCTCTGCCATGACAATCGCATCGGTATGGAACAACAATGCTGCACGAGTATCAACACTTGATGCAGTGTTGTCGGCCGCCGCCTCAATAGTCGCGCAGTTTGCTGAAACGTAAACATCTACACCGTAGAGGTTACCAATCAAGCCATTGTTAACTGTTCCGCCAGATACGAAATCTGATGACACATACCGATCAATTCCCATGATCGCATTGCGCGTTGCAGGAGGAATGATCAAGTTACGACCATCCATCGGTACATTGTTGTCATCTAGCTTTTGAATCATGTCACGGAAAAATGCATCCGTGAACGCATCGCCAGCTACCAAAGTATCATCAGTGTACTGAGTAGTAGTGCCATTGTCGTTGAAGAAACAACCAGTATGCTGATAGTCAGTAGGGGCTACTGATCCAGCAAATACCACCGAACCACCATCACCAAAGCCAGTACCACAAGAGTGCAGGTCATTGTCAATCTGCACAGCCAGTGAGTAACCAGCATCTTCAGTGTAGAACTGACGCAATGAAGAAAGAGCCTGCACTTCTACGATGTCTTCAATCAACTTTGAGTATTCAAAGTGACGATTGATTGCAATCTGAAGCTCTGACTCAGTATTGGCGATGATTGTTACCGCAGTATCAGCCGCTTTTGCGTTGGCACTACCACGAGTGGGCTTTGGAATATGAATAACGTCACCCTTCTTGCCATTAAAAGCAATACGCTTAACAAGGGGTGCCATCTTCAGATTCTTTTGATAAGAAGCAATAATCTCATCGGACCAGATTTCTGGTACAAAAGTTGCCGCTTCTGCTAATGCGGTATTACCCGCCGCGCCAGGATAAGTCGCTGTAGCCATGATAAATCTCCTTTAGGCTATTTAACTCGACCCTCCGCGTAGGCTTGTAGAATTTCATCTGACAAAGCATTGTAACGCTCGGGGTCGGTCTTCATAAGTTTAATAATGTCAGCACGACGATAGCGTTTTTTGCTTGACTTCTCTCCTGTACCTCGGGCAGTGCCTGTAGTGGCAGACTTAACCGCATTCTTACGACTTGCACGTTCTGCATTAGCAGTCTGTTGAACTATGCTGCTTCGTTCTTTCCAAAGCGAAAATAACTCATGTGCAGAATCATAATCATATTGCCGGTCTGCATTAACAAACAATTGTGTTCTAACCTTCGATCCCTTAATCCATTCGGCAAACTTAGGATCTTGCAAAATCTCTTCCATGTCAGGATGAGTTGATTTTAACTGAGCAAGAGTGGCCTGTTGTTTGTACTGTTGTGTGTATGCTTCTGCCTCTTTGATCTTGGGATGATTGTCTATAGCCCGATTAACAGCATTTTGGGGGTCAACAAAAAAATCAGTATCATCTGAATTGCTATCTTCCTGCTGTTCTTGTGGTGCTTGTTTGTTGTTGAGTTCTGTTTGAATATATGTATCAACTAACTTTCGCAGTTCTCCCACTTCCGTACTCTGTTTGCCTGAAAACTTCTCAAGCTCTTGGTTCATCTGTACTAATTCTTGCACAGACTTGCCACGATACTTTTCTGGAATATCAGGTTCTTCAGGCTGCTCCATTTCTGGAACCTCAAGTAATTCCTGTTGATCTTCCTGCGAGACGTTAGATTCTTCTACATCTAAACGCTCATCAATAATTGTCGCTCTTGACATTATGTAAACCTATTCCGCCTAACGGTTATGGAATCATTGGGCTTGACTCTCCTTTTGGCGAGCTTCCCGTCCTTTTCGTCCTGCTTCTTCGTGTTCTCGTACCCATTTCATGTGCCTGCCTGGAAAATCCCCAGAAGACCCATCCAGCACGAAATTTGACGCTGAAGCAATCTTTGTAGCTAAAGCACCACATTTGCACCTACTAACCGTGGTTGCGCTCGCTACTAACTCTTCAAATATATGACCGTTTTCACAACGAAAGTCAAATATCTTGTACATCTTCTTTTTGCAACTCTTCAAAATTGTTGTTTACAGTAGACTCAAGGTTTAATAAATACGCCAAAATATTTAGCTGTCCTTTACGAATATACAAATCATTAGAGTCTTTTGTAGCTTCAACACTATTAATTGCTAAGGCATTTTGCCTAAGCTCTTCGATTAACTGCTTCCACCCATCGGCGGTAAACAGGTCGAAATACCTGTTGTAATAATCTTCAGTTTCTTTATCAATAGAGGCCATAAGGTTATCTCTTTCCTAGTTCTATTTTTTCTTTGCAGGTTTTCGCCTCCTCCCTGAAGCTGTTACCGCATACTTAATTGCTTTTGGTCCTGTCTTCTTCCGCTTGGCCGCATCCTTTTCGGCTTTGCTCATCTTTGCAGCTACGGCTTTTGGCCTACAAGCCGGATAAGGGCGCTTAGATCCTTTTGCTTTTTTACGACCACATTTTTTGCCAGTCTTAATATCGACCCATTCTTCTTTAAACCATTTTGTTAAGCCGCCCTTTGGCTTAGGCATAAGTGCCACCACGTTTTTTGTATTCCCGCACCAGCCACGCATTGGCGTAGGCACTGGGATATACGTCAAACTTTTTCTTGGCCGCAGCCTTTACCCTAGAGTAAAGAGCCTTATTCTTTACGTTATCAGGTATAGAGCTTTTTTTTGCCTTAGACTTTGCTTTAGATTTTTTTTGTGGCACGTTTTTTTAACCTCTTAAAGTCAGCGCCAGTAATCTTATCCTTTGGGGAAGCAACCTTTGCCAGCTTCTTTTGTTTGGCAGAATATTTAGTTTTAGGCATTAATAACCTACCATTTTAGGTTTACGTGATGTACTCGCTTTCTTTTTTTTCTTCTTTTTAGGTGAGGGTTTTGCTGAAGCTTTAGGTCTACCTGGTCTGCTGTACGTTCCTGGCCCCATTGGCATAATAATCTCCTTACTTTTTCCCATTTTGAGCATCAGCTCTTGCTTGTGCTCGCTTTGAAAGATCCTTGTAATGGAACAATCTTACAGATGTTTTGCCATGAGTTTTGCCAGTATGCAAAGTGCCATTTGGCATTTTATGGGTATTCCCTGTATACAAGGTTCCATCACGCTTGTAATGCTTTACACCTTTTGCCATATCACCATTTCCTGCAAGACCAATATCTTGCTGTTAGCTTGTCTGGAGGATTTGTATCACATTTATGTCTAGCACGAAAAGACTTCTTGCGGTCAGGCTGATCTTTTTTGATGGACATGTTGGGATCGCCAAATCGAATAAGTTTTACTTCCTTGCCTTTCTTAGCCAACACAGCACTTTTCTTTGACTTTCCTGGGGTGTTTTTAGGCTTGTTGTAGCCTGAAAAGGTTTCACCTCTGTATTTCAAACGGCCTGAAGGCAGTTTTTTAACATCCTTGGTAGTAGCCATATTAATTAAACTTCCATGCCTATTCGCGGTCTGGCTTAGGGGAGTTTTTTAACTCGCCAATTCTTTGTTTTCTTCAACATTCTCTTCAACCTGCTGCACACGCTTGGGCCTGCCTGGACGCCTTTTGATTTTTTTCTCTTCAGCATCAAACCTCTGTTCTAGTAGGTCCAGCTTGGCCTTCAGTTCTTTCAAGCTGTCGGACTGCTCTTTGAACGCCAAGTTCACTTGGCTCAAGAGATTGTTGATTTCGGTTTGTGTCATTAGCATTTGGTATCTTTCCTTCCAGTTCACGTTCTTTCAAGAGCCTGTCAGCTATTTTTAACCTACGCTCAAACTCTTTATCGTCAGCATCGCCTTCTTTCATGTTTTTGGTCACTGCATTAATCCTGTCAATTTGTAACTCTTCAGGAGCGATCTGGGCTTCGATAGCCAGCTTGGCTGCTCTAGCCTGCGATTCTGCCGCCTGCCCATTCAATGCGTTTGCTTGACTTTGCTGAAGCTCCAACTGTGATTGTTGCGCCATTGACGCCATCTGCTGCGCCTGCGGATTTGGCTGAGAAGCCTGCTGCATGGTCGCAATAATCTCTTCTCTGTTGCTAAGGTTCATGTTGTCAATAATGCTCTGAATCAAAATAGGATAAACTGGGCTATCTTGCTTCATTGTTTGCAACAATTGAACAAGCTGAGTAACCTCATACTCTCTAGCAATAATTCCAAGGGTGCTGGTAGCTATAAACTTATAATCTGCAACCGGATAGTTATCAGGATCAAACTGCATATACCGATGTGCTGCTTTTGTTACAAAGGGCAATAGAAAAGACTGCTGGAAATTAATAAGAGTACGCTTATGGCGCTTGATAATAGCGCCGAGAGACATACTGATGCCAGCGGCTGTCGCTTCACCATTGATCTGACCTGCAATTCCAGCAGAATCCACCGCCCCTGTAGCCTGTTGAACCATCTGTTGTAAGGCTGCGGCTTGACCAAACGTAATCTGGTTGACTTGTCCGAAGTTGAACGGCTGTAAGACTTCACGGGGATCTCCATTTGTCAAAATCATCTTGCCTGGACGGACTTCCGGCTTAGCTCCTCTAGGAAGCCTAGTAGCATCTATAGCCATCATTGGATGAATTGTTAAATTTAATGCATCAATACGGCCTCTCAGCTCAGTATCAAGAGCCTTTTGGCTGTTGTAACCCTTTTCGCATACACCACGACCCCAGAATCGACCTGGAACCACATCGTAAGGAAAAGCCACAACAGGGCGATCACCCATCATGTAAGGATTTACTTCTGCTTTAAGAAGAGTGCCGCCATTGGCGATTACGACAATTGCCTCTACGAATTTAGAATCTCCTTCAACCTCTACATCTTCTTCTTCTAGGAGATCCTTTGGTACAAGACCATAGTATTTCGTAAGCCTGACCTTATCATCGTTATATACAGTTAGGTCTTGATCTGGCTCTAAATTGCTATCAGAAGCAGCAGATTCAATAAATGCTTCCCTATATATGCCCTGTTCTTGCAGGATCTCTACCGCATGTCGGCTTACAAACTCATCAATGGCTACCCCATAGGCATCTTCAACAGAAGTCGCAACAGGGTCTATCAAGAAGTTTTGAGGCAGTACAGGCTTTAGTTTTACAACTACACGATCCGTAACATTCACACCAACCGCTTCGAGAACGCCACCCATGACCGGCTCTTTCGCCGGAGCCATCTCTTTAATTTCCTCAATAACCACTTCACCAATGCCAGTTCCGAATACAGCCGCGTTAATAAGGCATTCAGCCACGGCCTTTCTAACTTGGCAGGTTTCAAAGTCTTCATTGAGTTTTTTACGTAAATACGCAATATCTTGTTTTTGACCATCAACGAAATCATCTGCAATGTCAAAAAACTTTCCACGGCCAAAAGTTGCCTCTTCAAGCTCCGCAACATTAGATTCCACTGCTTGTTGCAATGCAGGGCTAATAATCCTAGATCGCTCTGACGCTCTTTGAGAATCTTGAGGATCCCACTGACCGCGCCATAACCGATAATACTCCTCAAACCTATATTCATAGTTTGACTCATAGTAATCACGCCAGCCTTCGCACTTTGTCATAACCCATTCACTAAGTGACTGCTGAATCATCAATGGATCTGGACTGTAAATCTCTTCTGCCATATTAGTATCCTGCTACCACATCCAATATCTCGTGGTCGTCAATTTCATACTCATAATCATATGCAACCTGGGCTAACTGATCTATATACGCCAATGCATCCACCAAGTCATCATGCGTTAAAGCATCTGGGAACTGGAATAACTGGTCTAAAAAGCGCGTATTCCATTCGCCTTTATTTAACGTAACATACCCGTTTTCAAATCGGCCCTGCAATGCCCACATTACCCTGTCTGTTTTCTTCTTATTCCCGTGAGTTAGCTCTTCAACACGGAAAAACATGCCATATCTCTTCATCAAGTCCGTTAAGGGCGACATTACGGCCTGCTTTGCTATGCCTTTTTCGATTCCTACACTAACAGGGCGGTAATCACGTACCGCTTGAAAGATTTTCATAGCAGTTTCGTTCAGTTCCCACCTGCCATGAATAATGTTTTCAACAAACCAACCATCTGTGCCAACTTTTACTACTGCAATAGCCGTTTCATCTAGATTTGTATTCTTGGTTCGCTTTTTGTTTACGTCCTCAAAGCCTGCAAGGTCAATGGCAATATAATAGTCTCCATCACTATCACCCTCGCCAATATTTATCCACTCTTCTTTAAACATTTCTGAGCCTCTAGCCTCAAACGAGGCCATAAACTCCTGACGAAATGCATAACTGGACATTGATTTTTTGGCTATATCAATTTCTCCAGAGTCTAGAATTGGATTATCGTAACTCGTAAAGTGCCAGCCCTTGTAAGTTTCATCATCACCAAGCTCAGCATACTTATACAATTCATAAAAATGATTGCGGCCCATAGGCGTACCAATAAACAAAGCCTCACCCTTTTGGTCTGCAAGGGCTGGACGCAGTATCTGCTCCCATACATCAGGCTTCATATCAGCGTATTCGTCCATCACAAGATACTTCAAGGACACACCACGCATGGTTTCTGGCCTGTCAGCTCCTTTTAAGCTAATGGTTGCGCCGTTTATAAGCTTAATCTGTAAGTTATTAATATGAGAGCCTGATATTACTGGATGGCCTAACTCCATAAGAGTTTGCCACATAATGTCTCGTGCTTGCCCCTGTGTTGGGGCTACATAAAAGACATGGCCTTTGTCAGCTTGTAGGCCATTGATGATCAACAACCATGCGGCGAGTCTAGACTTTCCTGTACGTCTGCCTGCAGCAACTACCTTAAAGCGCGTAGGATCAGAATATACATCCTGCTGCCACGGCAATAGCTGTACGTTCAAGTCAGCCATTATTCTTTTTTGCCCAAAAATAAACCAAAAGATCCAGTCAATGCGCCTGTCATTACGCTAACCAGAGCCGCTTGCTCAGGATTAGGATCGGGCAAAGACATAAACCATTCAACTGTACGGTATGTCATAGCTATCATGGCAAACATCAATATCCTTGGAATGATTCGCCATGCATTAAGCTGTTCAGGAGTCATGCGAAGTTCACAAAGGTTGTAGGTGCTTCAAGCAAATCAAATGTCACCGCAAACTCAACATCTCCAGCGCCACTTGTCTGAACTTTGATTTGATCCCCAGGTTGCAAAACAAATACACCACGATAGAACTCTTCTCTGGAATCGCTAGCGATCGCCTTAGTTTTTAGTATGTGTAGTTCATTTGTGCCGTCATCGAAGTGCATAGAGCAGTTATTTGATGAGGCATGATTATTTGCCACCAAAATATAACTGACATGAGCCACAAACCCCGTTGGAACGGTTAAAAGCACTACTTCTGCGGTGCCCGTTACATTGGTGTGTTTGGTGTATAGCATTATTGATAGGTCCAGACTACAGGCTGACTATTGCGAGTATCTACATGAATAAAGGTTTTGGCTACCCCTATCCCTGTAAAACCCATGCTAAAAGCAGTCAATAGAATTTTATAGCGGTCAACACCGCTACCAATGTACACATCAGCAGCAATGCCTTTAGTGTGCATACCTGGATTGTCTTTTTTGGCTTCAATACTATGAGAGGGATCTCTGTATCCCGATGTAATCGTAAAGGGAAAGCCACATAGATGGCGTAATTCATCCAACCTTTCCAAGAAATCAGGGTTCATTTTGTTTTCCCCTGTTTCTTGACAGTCAAATTCTTCAATCCTGAAGTATCTCACCGGACTTACCGTCTATCGTTGTTTGATTTATCGTAGGCTCCGGCGATATCTCAGCACCACCAACGCCAGTGATATTAATCTGGATAGCCGATTTACCGCTACTGTTTATAACATCTTTCTCAAATGCGGCTACAGGCAGTATTCGATCCATCACCAGCTTCCATGCAGCAGCCTGATTCTTGTGTTCATGATCCAGCGCAGCTTCAAATATGGTATCCAGCACCCTTCTAGACTTAGGAGACGCCAGCATACGAGCCTTATACTCGTTGATAATAGCGGCATCACCCTTTGGTCGGCCTATTTTACCCCTTCCGCCAGGGGATCTAGCCGCCAACTCCTTGTTAGAGGGCTTATCTGCTTTCTTTGCTTTGAGTTCCGCCTTCCGCTTCTGGTAATGGCTCTGTGAATCCTGTTCGCTCATCTATATCCGCTAGAAATTGATTGAAAATTCTTAGCTCATCAACAATATCCGCCAGATGATCAGCTATCTGCTCCAGAACACCTACGTCAGCCATAGGATTGCAGGTTAGTAAGCACTTACTTACCCATCATTACGACAGAAAAACCGCCCATATTGCCATTATTATGGATTTCAGTCTCTTCAGGCGTAGATTTGGCATCATACATAGTGCTAAAACCAGCATCCTGCATAGCCTTTACCTTGGCCTTGGACTTCTCACACATTGAATAATAATCAACGGAACGATACTCAACAGTATGTTCTGGTCTAGTTTCCATTTTAGCTCTCCTTAAAAAATTAAAAGGCCATTTAAGCCCTCCTACCCACCCTATCCTATATTAATATTCAAGTACTACAACCCTTTTTTGAAAATAAATATTTGTTACCAAAGGTAACACGGTAACACTTAATGTTTCTTTTGGTAACAGACACTTGAGATATCCCCATTTTGGCTTTTTTTGTGGCTGGGGGGCTACAATAATAATAAATTTAAAGTTGTCACCGCCCCCGCCCAAGTTACTTGTTCCGAACAAGTAAGATACTTGCTTGCGACAAGTAAGTTGTTAGTGAGTACTAACCAACCTGGATGTTAGTAAGCACTAACCAACTAACCCGATGTTAGTGAGTACTAACTAGCCAGATACTTGTTCACGACAAGTAACTTACTTGTTGGCAACAAGCAAGTTTCAGAACTGGGAATGTGTGGGGCGATATGGCACCCACTAAAGACAACCAATACCCCAAACAAAAAGCAATAAGAAGGACAACTTTTTAGAAGTTAATATTCTTGGACAATCTTTAGGTGTTTCTGTATATTGGTTAGCAAGTGACAGGGAAAGCCCAAAGGTAGTGAGCCTACCAAAGGATAACGCGAGTACTGTAAGTTCGACGTCTCCCTAGACGGTTATAACTTGGGGCAGTTGTCAACGGACGCCGACGGCATCACATGGGCCACCATGCGCAATAGGTTATCCACCGACGTGAAGACTGGCAGAAGCTACCATGCGAAAGCTAATGGTGTAGGCAATGGGCAGACAATCCGGAGCCATTGGCGCAAGCCACATTATTAGCGAGTAACTGGTGGCAACACTAAAGGGCATTTGTGTGTTCTTCAGTGTTGTTACCAATGGAGCACAACTACATGAAACATCAACAAACATGGGGACAATGCGAAGAACAAATTAACCGATACCGTGAGAACGGATGCTGTACGGTTATTGCATTGGCGAACACAATGGATTGGTCATTTGGCAAAGCACACCGTTACATGAAGAAGTTTGGGCGGCGTGATAGATGCGGAATGTCAACTTTTCAAATCTGCAAAGCACTACGCAATATTGGAAAAACAATTTCCAGCGATTGTAACGGAATGACTATTAACCGATTTGTAAAGACACATCCGCGCGGGAGTTATTATGTATTGGTGCGCGGTCATGCTTTGGCAGTTGTTGACGGCGCAGTCCAAGATTGGACCGGCGATACCGCCCAGCGCAGAAAGCTACAAGGTTATTTTGACATGCGCGCCTAACAATTTAAAAAACAGATCCGGCCCTCCGCGTCATGGCGAGGGCTTTTTTCAGTAGAAACACCACAACAAAGAGGAAATACCATGCAAAACTATCTCGAATTCCGATCTGAGTACATCGCTACTTTAACTGAATTTCTATCGTGCAAAGAGGATAATTATCCTGGCCTTATCACTGGACCGCGCCAAGCAGCACTGAGCAGCAAACTCGCAGATATGGAGGAAGCACAGCCAGATTGGGTAATGAGAATCGAAGACTTTTTAGCAGAAAATCATCTGTTGCAGTAAACCCACCCAAACCCAAAACCCGCACCGGATCATGCCGCGCGGGTTTTTAGGTGCCAATGGTGGCAAACCAACAAAGGGGAAAGGCAATGAACTTACCATCTGAATATTTAACTGACGCCTATGTGGAAATGATTGGTCAATTATTTGGTGACGTTTACCAAGACTCCGCGCCATGTGCGATGGAGTTGATCATTTCTCATGGACATTTAATGAATGATTATCAACGCAAAGCATTATCTGCGTTTATTGAGTTTTGGGATGCGCTGGAAGATCTCGAAGACCGCACCGAATCTACCAATGAAAATCTATTCCGACGATAAGGGGAAAAGCAATGTTTAAAATTGGCGACAAAGTTAGAAGCACAATAGACTCCAAGGCGATGGGCGCGGAATGGCGAGCAGTAATTGTTGAAAAGGTAAGTGAAGAGTGCTTCATCACCGCCGGAAGATGGTTTCCCTTCTCAAAGGATGACCCGCGATACAATCCATCAGCCATGCTAGACCCTAACACTTGGGCAGATTTTGACCCAAACGATACCACGCTTACAGCAATGCAATTACGCGCCACGAGTCTTGAGCATTTCAACCACGACATCGGAAACGCCTGCTAAACCCACCTAAACCCAAAACCCCTGTCCGGTGCGGCCGCAGGGGTTTTCAGGTGCCAACACTGGCAAATCCATCAACTAACAAAAGGGGCTATAAAATGAAACTCAGAAACGTAGGCAGAAATGTGACAGAGGTCACAACCGAAAAGGGGGTTATCCTGTTTTCTTACGACACACCCGTTGCAGCATACTTGGCAGACGCTGACAACGGCGACACGGTTGTAAAAACTAGCACTAAGTGGAGTGCTACCACTACACGCCACATCAACAAATTTTTTGGTCCCATTGAGCAAGTAGCGGAGCGCCCACAAGCGTTCTTTGATAACTTGGTATAGGGGAGGGCATAGTGATTTCATATATTAAATGCACATGGCGGAATGGTCGAGAATTTGACTTCCCAGTGACTTTCATTATCCGCGAAATGCTGCGCGGGTTGTTCACGCACGTTAACGTATTAACGGAGATTTGAATCTAGCGGATTACCTGGTCAAAAAATATTGCTGAAAGTGCGCCAATTAATTCGGCCCCATGTGGGCCGTATTGATGGGCATACCGCCCAGATTCAACCAATCAAGGGGAAAAACAATGACTACATTGATAAACAGCCAGCAAGAACAATTTACCAAGCAAGTGGAAATCGACGGCGTACCCTGCAAGATGACCGTCACCATACGATTCGATGACCGATGCGGAAACGGCCACAACACGTTTTCAATTACGGCAGACATACGCGGGCGCGGTATTGATTGGGGCGGGTGCCTGCATGATGAGATCCGCGAACACTTCCCAGAATTCGCGCACCTGATTAGATGGCACTTAGTGTCTACCGATGGCCCGCTGCACTACATCGCAAACACAACCTACCTCGCCAGCGACCGTGATCACTGGGGCCTAAAAGCGGGAGAAGTTCAAAAGATAAAAACCCGCGATGGCCTGTATTTGTGGGAACCAAAGGTACTAGACGGACAGTGCAATATGCACAGTATTGTTGGAATGCGTGACATCAAAGCGCTTGAGAGGCCCGCGAATGATGGCGATATAACATATATCCCCCGCTGTAGAGTTGGCGAGGGAAAGACCCCAGACATTGACGCCGCCAGGAGTGCCGCAAATTGGCCTGACGCCACACTTGAGCAGTTGCAGAGCAAGGAAGCACTCACCGCTAGGCTCGATGGCCTGCTGGAGGAGTTCCGCGAAGTGGTAGAGTCTGCTGGCTTTGTTTGGTAAACATTGGTAAACTTTGCAAAGTGTCGGCATGTTGTCGGCACTATCAACAAAAGAGGGTGAAACAATGCAAAACCTAGACGTTTATTATGTGGGCAAGGTATGCCCAGAACTCACAGAATCGGAGTGCGAGGCGTTGCTATGTCATGCGCGGGACATTACGCGAAGCGATGACGATATATATCCCGACATGCTCCGCAGTACCTCACGCAGTTTGTTCCCCGATATTGAAAGGCGCGTTACTCACGCACCCATATCACCGGAGGATCTGGCGAAGGTAAATCGGTTCCGTATTGCGGAGGCGATCGCCAGCCTTGAGGCTGCCCAGGATTGGTTGGGAAAGGTACGCAACCCATCCGATGATGTAGCGATGGCGCTACGTGATACGGGCATGATCGTCGATCGACTACAGGGGGTGAAGCAATGAGCAAGTTTGACACGTTAACCGAAGTAGATTGGTCTCTGAGAAGAGTCAAAGAACTGCATCAGGATGCGCTGCTGAAGCTACAACAGGCGATGTCACAAGACGATCGCTCGATGGAGGGTTACTTGCGCGGCAAGGAAACTGGCTTAGACGTGGCGCTGGTACACCTTGAGGCGCTGTACGAAAAAATCAGGACGGAGGCGTAATCATGGGTGTTGCTAGTTTGTACGGTTGCATTCATGTACTGGAAGCCGAACTTGATTGTGATTGGATGGCCTGCGATGTGCAGATTCATTACATCATCAATGCGGGTGACGGTGACGCGGAGCCCCAGAATTGTGAGCTTGTAAAGGTAACAACGCGGATCGCTGGCGCTGAAGGGCCGGTCGATATCAGCAGCCTAGTAAACTTTGACTACATCATGGATCTTATAGATGATGAGGTTTCTGGCGCTGATTATCATTGGTCGGATCACGGTGATTGTTAAACAACGAAAAGGTGTTATAAACTCTTCTTAGCTCAAGGCGATCCCCTCGCCTGTTGGCTGGTTGGCGGCGCCCCAGTGAGCAAAATCGCCGTCTTGTTTCGTCCAGGGCGGCACTCCTTGCCCGATGATCGGTCGGCGGCGTCCCGATGGACAAAATCGCCGCTCCCGAATCCAAGGGACTCCCATCCCTAAATGGTCGGTTGGCAACGTCCCGATGGATACAATCGTTGCGCCTTATCTAAAAAAATAAAATCCAGATATCACAACGTCATCTGCTGTGGATAGAATTGCCATAGATATGACAAACACCAGAATCAAGGGCAGTAGGAACTCAGGCACCTGATCCTTCCAACTGCCCCGATCGTTGCTCACTCCTGAACCGTTACGCTGGTGGGGAAATCACTGATCAGCTTGTCCATATTATCCATAGATTCTGGCAAGCTGACGTTATCAGTGGCCTCGCCCTCGATAGCAGATCGTGAACAGAACGGTTTACCCTTGCCATCCTGGCGGTAAGGGATGCCGTTGGCTTCCAGAACACGCTTGAGCTTAGGGGTGGTGTAAACCTTGAAGATGTTGAAAAGGTCGCGGTAGTACAAGTAATCGTCAGACATGGTTTCTCCTTAAAAAAAGCCCCAGAAAATCTGGGGCAAAGACTGCCAGCCGCATCCGGTTGCTGGCAGGGTTAGTGTTGTTACCAAGGAATATCATCGTCCTTGCTGGGTTCTGGTGCGGCCTGCTTTTTCTCAGGCTTGTAAGTATTGCGCTCCGCGTACAGCGTACCCTTTTTGGATTCTTTGATGTCGATGTTGATCCATTCATCGCCAGGATTGCTCTTAACAAACTGACCAATCCAGCCCTTGAAGTCATCGAGTTTTATGGAGATGTTTGCTTTTATAAAATCTGGAGCATTGTCGTGAGGTCGTTTCACGATCATGCCGTCAACAAAATCTTTTTCTTCATTCATGCAGCGTTCTCCTTTATTGTTGATTCTTGCTTAATCATTGAGGCTCTAACCCTTGAAACCTCACCATCAGGCCTTAGCAGCCCTGTTTCATGAGTTGACCAAATACCGCCCTTGTTTCTAGCCCTTTTCAAAGCCTGCAATTCTTCTTCTGAGGCTTTGTTATGTAAGTCAAACCATGCACCACCGGCGCTGATAAAGTCCTCATTGGCTATGCTTTCCTTGATGGAAACTATGTCATCAAAGTATTTGTGAACTGCGTTTGCGTGGGCTAAAAGATGTTCATCTGCCTCTATTTGCTTTTGTTGGTTTATGGCTCCAGCCACCTCATCAGCACTCGCAATCTCAGTACCACCTAACCCCAGAAATGCTAGCGCCCGTCCTACCGCTGAGGTTTCGGCGTTCTCAAGGGCTGAAGTCTTGTTGATCTTTCCAAAGCTTCTGTTCTCTTCTGCAAATCCGGTGGCTGCAACCTTCCCATCCGAATCCCTGATGGTTGACTTCATCACGACCATTGACTCATCGGCGCTGACCAGCTCGCTTTCAATTGACCAATCCGTGAACTCTACCGATTTTCTGAAGTCATCAATCCTCCTGGCAACCGTTAGGTATACCTTACCGTGGATCTCAACTTCACCTTTGTTTTTATCGGCCATACTTTTCCCTCCTTTGTTGACCAATGCCGATATTACCGTATTGATTATAACAGCGCAACACCTTATAACAGTTTGAGATATGCGCCAGACATTAAAAAATGTTAGACATTTATTGACATTCTGAAATCACTGATCCAGAGTTAGAGGTTCCGCCAACAAACAGGGGTTGAAAGGTGGCAGAAAATAAAAATGGTCCTTTGGGCTTTAGTCCATTTGGTGAGACGCGAAAAGAAGTACAGCGCGAAAGTCCTGCCAGCATATTAAACAAGCTATCTAATTTACCTAAGTTCAAGCAGGTCGGCCGGTTTGAGTATGTTGCCTGCTGCCCCGCACATGACGATCGCAATCCCAGCCTGACAATCACTGAGGCTGATGACAAGATCCTTGTGCATTGCTTCAGTGGTTGTACTCAAGATGAAGTTCTGAACGCCTTACGGAGTCAGGGCATGTGGGCTGAAAATTCCACAACTTGGGTGCGGGACTATTCTGCCGATGACCTCGATTACATGATGCACTGGTGTCTGGTCTATCACGGCGCTTTCAGGCGCGGAGAAAAACTAAAAGGTATGGATGTGAACAAACTTCAGGAGTTCGTAAAGGTGTTAAAAAATCATTCAGCATGGCGATATAAGGTCGTTGAGGAGGATGCTTACTGTGTCTCGTGACGACGATCTAATGAATAAAATATCAGAGATCAAATCAGCCAGGAGTTATCAATCAGACTATTCAGATTACGAGCGGCACTCAGTCGGCATGAATGGCAATGCACAACCAATGATGTCATCTCTGGCTAGACTGCAAGCCGCGTCCACCAATCATCGCATCGCAGAGCTTGAGGAGAGGCTCGCTAACGAACGCGAAGTAATCTCAGGCATGATTACTACCGGAACCGTAACACTCGTCTACGCGCCATCTGGGGCCGGTAAGACGGTATGGATTCTGGGTAGCCTGTTTAAATCAATCCGCAACAACCTCATCAAAGGCTCAGACGTTATCTATTTCAACGAAGATGACGGGGCCAGAGGTGTAGTACAGAAGGCAAAGATGGGTCAGAAGCACGGGATGTCAATGATCACCTTAGCTACAAGCCAAGATCCTGGCCTACGCACCACCCAAGATGCCTTGGGCCTACTGAACATGATACGCCTAGAGGGTCACGCTGACGGCAAGATTGTCATTTGCGATACCTTGAAGAAGTTTGCGCCAGTATTGAACAAGGGCGACATGAGAGACATATTGCACGTTTTCAGGCAGTTCGCAGCAGAAGGTGGCACCATCATTCTTTTGGGTCACTGTAACAAGCACCGATCGCTGGACGGTCGCTTAATTTACGAAGGCGTAGGCGACCTCAAGGCTGACGTAGACAATATGTTTGGCCTAGACCCCCTAAACGACAAGTTCGCGGACCACCAAGAGCTTCTGGTTATTAACGAGAAGGATCGCAAGCAAATCTCTTTTTCTGGCGGGTTCCGATACAAGCAGACCAATGAGACGGTCGGCTATGAAGAGTCAGTCGATTCTGTTGAGTTCCTTGATGAAGATGACATCAGCGATTTGAAGAAGAAGCAGACGGCGCAGATCAATGTAGGAAAGGCTTTTTCTAAGTATGAGGACGAAGTGTTATTTCTTGAGTCCGTTATGAGCGGCGGCGCTGAATATAGTCAGGCTGAGTTATTCAGACTTCTGTCAGACGAACATATGAACCCTAACGAATGCACGAAAAAGACCCTGCGTAACTGCATGGATTTGCTGAAGAACAATATCTTGAAACTCCGCAGAAATCCCACAAACAATGCAAAACTTTACCGTTGGCAGGGGGAAAAGTGGTGAGAAAAAAACTCCAACAAAATCATCGGTTTGCCCACATTGCCCACATTGCCCGTGTTTTAGGGGGCGGCCCCCAAAAATTGGGGCCAAGTGGGCCAAGTGGGCATATTCTTGATTTGATTGACTTTTTTATTTGGGCTGAAAAATCATGAAAGTCTTGGATTTGTTCAGCGGAATCGGCGGTTTTGCCCTTGGTTTAGAGGCCGCTGGATTCGAAACCGCAGCCTTTTGTGAGATAGACGATTACGCGCAGAAGGTATTGAAAAAGAACTGGCCAGGAGTGCCGATTTATGATGATGTCAGACGAATCACAGCAGACAGACTTATTTCCGATGGAATTGAAGTCGATGTCATCACAGGGGGATTCCCATGCCAAGACATCTCCGTTGCAGGAAGCCAAAAAGGAATTCATGCAGAGCGCAGTGGGTTGTGGTCAGAGTGCGCCCGTCTTCTTGGGGACGTTCGACCCCGATACGCCATCTTTGAAAACGTCACAAACCTGCTTACTGGAGACGGGGGAGATTGGTTTAAGCGAGTTTTATGGGACATTTCCTCGGTCGGGTACGATGCGGAGTGGCACTGTATACCAGCTTCCGCGATTGGCGCCCACCATCACAGAGATAGGGTCTGGATTGTGGCTTACCCCAACGTCTGCAAGCAGCCAATCGGCCTCGATGCAAGCGAGCTTGAAAGAGTATTACCGGCTAAAGCCAAGAGGTCAGGGCCACTTAGCAGCACAAGTAGCCTTTCACGTTCTGCCGACGCCAACAGCAAACGAGGATGCGGCGGGAACGCCGGAGGGCAATATGAAATCAATGCTGGGAAACCACCCATTTGTGAGAGGCGAATCATCAGAGCAGTGGCTAACTGGGACATTGAACCCAACGTGGGTCGAGTGGCTAATGGGGTTCCCTCTAGGTCACACAGACTTAAATGCTTAGGTAACGCGGTAGTGCCTCAGATACCAGAGTTGATTGGTAGACAAATTATGGAGGCAGAGCGTGGACGGCCATAGATGGATAGTAGACAGCCAGGAGAAGCTGGAGTTCTTTGCAGACTTTGTAAAAGATCAGTTTGCCCAAGGCAATCATTTACTTTACTCAATCAAGCCAGCAGGTAGGACTGAGAGGCAGAACAACGCCATGCACCTCTGGTTCAGGCAGATGGCAGAGCAGCTAAACGATGCTGGGTTTACGGCGACCCACCCCTTTAACGATAAGATTGAAATACCTTTCACTGAGGGGCTGGTAAAGGAGATGCTCTACAAGCCCATCATTAAGGCCATGTACGATAAAACGTCCACCACTAAGCTAACCGGCAAGGAACTGAGCGAAGCCGCTGAGGTGCTTGTACGGTGGCTCTCAGAGCATAAGGGCATTTATGTCCCGTTCCCGCAAACATTAAAGGATGAGTTATGAACGGAAGAGAAAAACAACTGGCTACATTTTTTTGTAATTTTATTACGGATCAGGCCACGTCTCACGCCCATTACATGTCAGAAGAAACGGACACTATGGATCGTATCCGCGAAGATCTTGGCGACCACATCATCAAACAAGAAGCATATATCAACCGCATCATTGGACAGATGCAGGATATTTGTGAAAAACATGACATAACATTTGCCATTGACGGCAACAGACCTTCCATTGATCTAGAGGCATACGGCTATGAAAAATGATGCACAACTAGCCGTAGAGGCCGCAGAATCTATGGCTAAGCGATTAGAAGAAGACGTAGCCATAATGATGGATCTGAGCACCAAGCCGCTCAAGGACGCCCAAGAAACCCCCCTCGAGATAATCCGCTATTCGGGGCCAAAAGATGAATCCTTTTAAGCTGACAGAGCCATCCTGCATCAGCTTTAGTGGCGGCAGGACTAGCGCCTATATGCTGTGGCGGTTTATTGAGGCTAATGATGGCCTGCCTGATGACTGCATTGTCACCTTTGCAAACACCGGCAAAGAAGAGGAAGCAACGCTCAGGTTTGTAGAAAGATGTAGCAAAGAATGGGGTGTGCCGATTGTCTGGCTTGAATATCAGTGGGCAGAGGAAACCAAAGATCGCTTTAAGGTGGTAGATTTTGATACCGCCGCGAGGAATGGCGAGCCGTTTGAGGCGTTGATTCACGCCAAAAAGTATCTGCCAAACCCCGTGGCGCGGTTCTGCACGATTGAGCTAAAGATTCGCACGATTGCTAATTACTTGCTTTCAGTTGGTCTTTGCGAGAAGCGTTCTCATGGTGAAAACATGGCGATCGTTGGCATCAGGGCTGACGAGCAACGTCGAGCCGCCAAGATAGAGCCGCATCGCAGGCCGCTAGTGGCAGCGGGCGTCACCAAAGAAACAGTCAGCCAATTCTGGGCACAGCAACCATTTGACCTCAAACTGTCAAACGTCAACGGCGTTACGCCGCATGGTAACTGCGATCTCTGTTACCTAAAGGGAGCAAACCTGATTGAATCATTGATAGTGGAACGCCCTAGCAGGGCAGATTGGTGGGCTAGGATGGAGCGTGAAGTCCCTGCCAGCCAACAATCAGGGGCATTATGGCGTAACGACCGGCCCAGCTACGCGCAGATGCAAGTCATTGCCAGAGAGCAGGGACAATTAGATTTGGCAGGGGGCGAGACGATCCCGTGCTTTTGTGGAGATTGATATGCGATTAAAGCGTACACCAGCAGATCATTGGTTCAGCCGATGCATCAGGATCAGATCTGACTTTGCTTGCCAGGGGTGTGGCAAGAAGTACGAAGAAAACAGTATGGGCCTGCACTGTAGTCATTACTTTGGCAGGGCAAAGAAGGGTGTTAGATATGATGCCATGAATGCCTTTGCCCATTGTTATGGATGTCATCAAAGGTTTGGCAGTAACCCCGACTACTTCTACCGTCATTATGTTGACACTTATGGTGAAGGTGCCTTAGAGATACTCAGGGAGAAAGTAGAGGACATCATGCTGGGCAAGCGCATGGTGAGGGAAGTCAAAGACATCGCCAAGCATTACAAGGCAGAAGCCGCCCGTATGGAGAACGAAAGGGCGGCGGGTGCAGCAGGGTGGTTAGAGTTCGTTAGTTGGGATTAGGTTCCTCGCCAGATTGTATTTCTGCTCTTGTTGCGTTAATCAAATCCACCAATAGCAACCTGTCAGCCTGTAATTGTTGAGCAACCTCAGTGCCTTTTTTGGCTGTTTTTATAGCCTTGTCTGTTGTTGACAGAAGCCCAGCAAGAGCCTTCAAACGATTTTTAGGCTGTGCCGCCAGAAATGCACCATATAGCGTAGCGCCGCTCAAAGCCGCAACTGACCCCAAAGTGCTGGCCAGTATCCCAACGCCAGCAAATACCGTTGTCTTGAGCGCCAGAGGGCTAGTAGGTATGTTTCCAACATCTTGAAGATTGTCGAAAAGCCTCTTTAACGCATTTTCGCCCTCAGCATTTCTCTTGGGCAACATTCTTTCAAGAGCGGTTATTGAGTGAAACTGGTCAGTCAGCGCCTCATGTAACTCATCGCCCGTTGTGTTGGCTTTTAAAGTGTCGTTTAAAACTTCCCTAACCCTTTTGGCTGCCGCGCCTCTAGCGTCATTTGCTTGCCCATATTTTTTGGCTAATGCTTTATCAAATTCGCGCCTAGCTTTTAGAACTCCGTTTAAATCAGTACCGTGCTTTTGCACCAGCTCTAAAGCAAATTCCATAACCTCCCTAGCAACTTTTTGCTCGTCAGGTATTGAAAACCTAAACGCTGGGTCAGAAATCAACTCATCCATGTTTTGACGCATTTGAATTGACAGCATATCTTGGTCAATCTGGACGTTCTGACTGGCGATCATGTTGTCCGTTCTTTTTTGTCTTGATTCAATAAAGTCTTGAACTAACCCAAAATTGTGAGTGTATGATCTATCAGGGTCAAAACCCTCAACTTTATCCGTGATGGTGTCAATTACGCTTTGATCAAATTTATCAGGTTGCCAAGTTCTTGTTCTTATGGGGCCGGTTTCATCAAATCGGGTGCGAGTTGTTATGTCTCGGTTTTCTGGCTCTAGCATCCGCGTGATACCAGTTTGCCTAGCCTCTCTGGAGGCTAATCGCGCAGACTCTCTCTTTGATGCGGCTCTGCCACTTACAAAGCTGGATGATGGATCTGCCTTCATTAGGTCGGGACGCGGCCCAAATAATGCCGATAGATCCACTGCGGTTGAAAACTGCTCCGCTTCTTCTGGAAACCGCTCAGCAAAGTCGTTGTAATAGGCAATTCCCTTACTTGCCGCATCTGCCGCCAACTGAAAAGCATCTGTTTCCTTGATGTTGTTATAAACGCCTAATGCGCCTTCTTTTATGTTGTTAGGAATCACTGATCCTATGAATGAAGATAGCGTTGCCCCGCCAGCTCTTGCCGCTTGGCTTGCCACAACCCCAGCAACCTTGCCAGGATCAGTCAAATCAAGCTCTTCACCAATAATCCGCGCTGATCGACGCCTAATCTCTGGCCCAAACTGAGCCATTTCTTCTGAAAAAGTTTGAGCTGCTGGGCTTTCGGATACTGTCTGTCCAATGTCTTGTGCAGCGCCTACAACATCGGGCGCTCCACGGCGCATAATTGCACCAGCTCGCCCTGTAATCGGCATCTGTGAAGAATTAGGAGGAGGAAACCGCTTTGCTAAAATGATTTTTATTTCAGACAATGGCATGTCATCGGGAAACTCCGCCGTTTTGCCGTCTGGAAGCCTAACAATCTGACCCATAATAATATTCTCACAGGATGGGGACAAAATCTTGGCGATTTTCATCCCATCTTAAAGTTGCGGTAGCGGGTGCGGCAGACCCAAGAGGTTCATTTAAAACTGGGGTGGGAAAAAACTCCAGCGCACCCTCTTGACCTTTTTCTTCTAGTGCATCTCTAATTCTGCCTCGTCTTTCATAGTATTGAGCAAGAATTCCTTCATTAGCACTTTTAGCAATAAGTAAAATTCGCTTCATGGCCTCAGCGTCAACACTGATGTCTCCACCGACAACAGACTGTGCATATTGCCTATCAGCATCAGAAAGCCCCGTTCCTGCGCCCAAATTGGTGATATACTGAGCAACCCTTCGGCCAGAATCAGCTAAATATACTTCGGTGTCTGCTATTGATTTAGGGTCGGCCATCTCTATGCCAAAGAAACGCCCAAACCTAGCGATATTGAGCTTGACCTCCGCACCCATGCCTGTGAACATATTGTCAATCAAAGGCAGAGATCTATTTACAGAATTTAAGGACTCTGCGGCCTTTCTTGCATCTTCCGTACTTTCAGCGAATAACTTCACGCCTTCTTCAACAAGTTCTGGCCCGAGTGTGTTATTTATATTTTCGACGACCCTTACTTGAGGGGGTGGTCTTTGAAGCCCTAATTCTTCAGCAGTTTTCCAAGTCTGGGCTTCATTGTCCCAAACAAGACCTTTATTTACTCGCTTCTGAACAACTTTACTTGTTCCATCCGCCTCGACTATCAAAAATGGCTCTAACTCACCGCCTTGTCCAGATATAAGTGTGTTAAAAGCGTCGTCTTCCATGTTAGCCAAATCAAGATCTTTGAATTTTTGCGGCGAAATACCAACGCCGTTTGCCATAAACCTTCTTTGCGCAAGAGTTTGTGTTGGAGCTAAATCAAGCACTCTTTTCCGAAGATCCTTTGCTACGTCTGCTAACTCTTCCTGATCGGAAATTGATTGAATTGAAGTTGCAATGTCTTCAAAGCCTAAATTGGTAGCAGTATTAATTAATGCGTCTCTCCTTTCACCAAACTTTCTTGTCCTTTCTTCTTCTAATGCTGCTTCTTTGGCTTGGGCAGCAACCTGCAATCCAAGCTCTTTGTCTATATTCATTAAAGACCTTGACGTTTCTGTCAAAGTAGCAGACGTAGCAGCCGGATCTACTGCAGCGTTCAGCAGTGTAGATAACATTTGTTTTTTCTCTTCAGCCTGCCTTTGCGCCTCTAACATCACAGGGGTAGCACCTATGCCCCTAGCGGCATCAAAAAGACCCTCTTGAAAAGCAGGAGGACGAGCCAGCGATCGTAATAATGCGTTAAATTTAGACATTACTTAAACCTCCATCAATGCAGAAACTTCTGGCAGCTTGCTGTAGTCTACTCTCAAGTATCCATCAGAGCCTTCAATAACAGCAGAAGGTCTGATTTGCTGAACCTCTTGAGCAAGAACACCAAATGTTTTTTGATCTCCTGCAATGTCTTTGCCTTCGTCTGTCCAATCCCAAATGTAGAGATTGATGCCATCTACTGCTCCTACTTTCTCGATGTTGTCTTTGAGGCGTACATCTGAGGCTGCTAAAACGGTCGTAAGAATGTTGCCTACACCGCCACCAGCAGTAGCAACAGGGGTAAACAACCCACTAAGCATACTAGAACCAAGACCACCAATAAGGTTAGCTCTGGCTTGCTCTGCCAATAACTCTGCCTCGATACCGGACATTGAGGTTTCACCAAACTGACCAGCGCTGAACAACTGTGCCTGCTGCTGCAACTGCGGGAACAAAGACGTTCCTTGAATAGCATTCAGCATCTGAGCCTGCGGTACATAGCTTTGACCCAAGAACTGCTGACCCAATGCCGCTTGTTGTGCCTGCTCTTGTCGTGCTTGTTGCATCGCACCGAACATTGCCTCGTTTCTGGCGCGTTCCTGAGCCATATTTAAAGACAGTGCTTCAGGTGTACCGCCAAACTGCGCCGTTTGTACACCCAGTCTTCCCTGTGCCGCTAGACGCTCCTCTAAGGCCAGCCTCTGGGCTTGCTCCTCTGGGGATTGGATGGCTCGCATTTGGTTAAACAAGTCCTGTGTACGCGCACCCGTGTCCTGCGTTGCCCTAGAAAAGAAGTCACTGGCACCACCGAACATCTGCGCCTGTAACGCCCGCTCTTCTGGGGAAAGCGTCAAGGTGGTTCCCATGCTGCCGTCTTCATTAGCAGTTGCGCCGAACGTGCCGCCTGTAGCCGTAGTCATCGTGTACGGCTTAAAGGTAGATAAGCCTTGCAACTGTGATGCAAGGTCTTGAGCTTGCGTGTTGGCTGCCTCACCTATATCTCTAAGATCGTTAACACCAAAACCTGTAAGAAGACCACCAAGACCCCCTAAACCTAATAATGCCATTTCTAAGCTCATTAGTACGTACCTCCGTCAATCGTCCCTGTAGACAGAGTTCCTGTGAAGTTAAGAGCAGGAATGGTAACTGTCCCTGTAAAGGTGGGTGAAGCGAGATCAGCCTTAGTCGCAATAGATGTTGCAAGGGCGTTGAACTCAGTATCAAACTCTGTGCCTTTGACTACCTTACCAGCATCTCCAGAAGGCAAAGAGTCCTTAGCAGCAAAGTCAGTTGTCTTTGTATAGTTGCTCACACTGTTCTACCTATAAGTGCTAATACGTTAATCTCTTGGAGGGATAAATTAAAACCATCTATATCAGACTCAAGTCCTATGGTAATCACAGAGCCTCCACCTGTCGTGTTGATAGAGGGTCTGCTTGTGGTAGACCCCCCTGTAAATTCAGCAACCGTATATTCTGAAGCTGATTCGTTGAAAAAGAACGGAACCTGATTTCCAACAACAAACTGCGTTGTATTAAACGTGGTTTCAAAGTCATACGCCCATTTCAGAAAAACCGTAGCTGTGTTGGCACCAACAATGGTCGGCTTCAGCTTCTTTAAGAACTTTGTCTTTGACGGATCGCCAAAGGTCAGGCCAGGACTAAAGTAAGCAAACCGATACGTACCGTTTTTAATTGTCCCAGAATCATTAAATTGGTCTGAATTTCCCTCATAAGTGCCAACACCATCACTGGTTCCTACCAATAAGGTGCCATCGTCTTTTGTATCATAAGACTTGAAGGGAGCGGCAGTCCATCTTGTTGCTCTATAAGACCCGTTTTCTAGTCTGGCCTTTAGATCAAAACAGTATGTAGTTTGTTGATCTGGGAACGTAATCAAATAAAAAGAGTTTTCAGGACTGTATACAGATGCTACCGGAGCCGACCTGTTCTCAATCAAGCTAATCAGTTCAGTTTTGACGTTTTTGCTCAAGTCAGACAAAGGCAGGGACTTTTCTTGAATTGTGCGCCCAAAGCTCCTCAACCCAGTTTGGGACATAAACAAAACGTCAGTCCCTA